GAAGAATCAACAAATCAGCAGATAGCAAAAATTTTTGCTCGTTATGCTAATGCTCTCTCTAAGTTAGCTGGACAAGACGGTTATAACGAAGATGATATTATAGACCTACAACAAACAGCAAAAGCATTCTATCAAAGTATGGAATTAGGGCTTAAAGAATGGCGGTTACTGGACGACTTGATCCAAGAGCCTCCAACTACTGAAGTTATGGACGACTTAGGTATTAACTTACGTCAAGAATACAATAAGTTAGCACGCCAAGTTTCTGGTACCAATGCTATTAAAAAAGTAGATATTGACGAAGCCGAATTAGACAAAGTTGGCAAAGAAGATGATGACATCGACAATGATGGTGACACTGACAAATCAGATGACTATCTAAAAAATCGTCGTGCTAAGATTGCTAAAGAACTAGGCGAAATGATGAAGTTGGCTGGATTACCAGTTATGGAATCTGAAATTTGCGAAACATGTGACTGTGATCCTTGCAAATGCGATGATGAAAAAGTTGACGAGGACAAGATTGTTGTTAAAGATGCACCGGACGCTGTTAACAAACCAGCTCCAAAATATGGTACAATCAAGCAAATTACTTCACAAGGTGATGACCTAAATAAACCAAAACGTCAAGATCCAGCTACTGCAAACCGAGCGGCCAATCCATTTACTAATTCGATGAAATTAGAAGCACGATTAGCTGCAGAATATGAAAGTATTAAAAAAGTTAGTAAGTAATGAAAATTTTTGAAATCATAATGGAATCCGGCATGCTTCCTATCGCACAGGAACCGAGTGCTGCGATGCAAAATCCAACTACATTCCCAGGCTTGAATATGAATGCAGGAAGTTTATATACTAATTATAGATTTCAACTAGCACTAGCAGGTGCACCAGATTATCCTACTAAAGCAGATAATTGGATTGCTGGCGACCCATTACTTTCTCCGTACACTGAAGTAGAAATGGAAATGATCAACATGGCTGCTGAACAAGTAGGTGCCGGCAAAAAACAAACATGGAGTGGCAAACGCAGTCAAGAAATTTCTAATGTGCAAAAAATAAGTCCAGTCCTGGCTCGTGGACCAGTTACACTTAAATCAAAAAAATGAAACAATATCGTATAACCAGCGAACACTTTGTACCACAAGGTGAAACTGGAGAAGTAGATGCGGTTATGGATTCTGCTGATTTGCGTGAATTAAAAAGACTAGCTGGAATTCCTATTACAGAAGCTGAAGCTGGTATGTACACTGGTCAAAATACAGCACCACAAGCAACAGAAGACGGCATTATCAGTCCAGTGGGTAGTAACATTAGTTGGACTGCGTCTGAGCGTAATGCGTTAGTAAAAGAGTATGGTACACGACCAGGGGATCAACTTTGGATGTGTATTATGTTTACAAAGCCATTTTTCAATGGTAGCCTCAGAGATCATATAGAACGATTCTTAACTAAACGTCCACAAGATAGACCAAAATTTAAGCTGCCACCGGGCGAGTAACTCCCAAGTATTGATTCCAACTTTCTTGTCGAACAGTAAACGGCATTGATTTCCATCTGCCTACTAAATGATAGTAATCAGGTTTATACGGCATCACTCGAGGTTTAATATTTGTTTTACTACCTTTAGCATGATTACATGTTTTACAACTAGTAACACAGTTATCCCACCGTGTGCGCCCACCTTCTGAGCGTGGGATAACATGATCAATAGTCAATTCGTCATAATCAAATACATCGTCACAATATTGACACTTAAATAAATCTCTCAAATACATATTATATCGTGAAAACTTTACATATTTTGTATGTGGGAAATAATCTTTAGTAACGCAAATGCTTGGTACGTTAATTGCCAAGCGTTCAGAGCGTATAATCCAATTTGGATAAGTTTCTAGTACTGTTACTCGACCGAGATACATTAATTTTATAGAATGTTGCCATCCAATAACACTTAAAGGTAATACGCTAATAGGTTCATAGTTTGAATTGAGTAGTAGTGTGTCACTAATTTTGAAATCTCCGTTTTGTTATTTGCTTAAATATACTTATATGAGTAAGAACCTAGACCACGTTGTTATTAAGGCTCCCTATCGCAGGATGAGCATGACTGAAGAGCAAATACAAGAATTTGCTCGCTGTGCTGATTCAGTAACTGGGCCTGGCTATTTCATGAGTAACTACTTTTTTATACAACATCCAACTCGAGGTGCTATACAGTATCATCCATTTGAGTATCAGGATAGATTAATTGAGTCTTATCATAATTATAGATACAGTATCAGTCTAATGCCTAGACAAACGGGCAAATCGACTACGGCTGGCGGATATCTATTATGGTATGCTATGTTTGTTCCTGATAGTACAATACTAGTTGCAGCACACAAGTACACAGGTGCACAAGAAATTATGCAACGTATTCGTTACGCTTATGAAAACTGTCCTAACTTTATACGAGCAGGTGTAACTAGTTATAACAAAGGTAGTTTGGATTTTGAAAATGGAAGTCGTATTGTAAGTGCTACTACAACAGAAAACACAGGTCGAGGTATGTCAATATCACTACTGTACTGTGACGAGTTTGCATTCGTAAGGCCAACAATAGCACAGGAGTTTTGGACTTCTATTACGCCCACACTATCAACTGGTGGTAAATGTATTATTACCAGTACTCCTAACTCAGACGAAGATCAGTTTGCACAAATTTGGCGTCAAGCTAATAAATGTTTTGATGAGTTTGGTAACGAAACAGAATTAGGAATTAATGGATTTAAAGCATTTCGTAGTAAATGGCAAGAACATCCAGATCGTGACACTGACTGGGCAAATCAAATGCGGGCCCAACTTGGAGAAGAACGTTTCAGACGAGAGATGGAATGCGAATTTATTATATTTGACGAAACATTGATTAATCCATTACACTTAGCTGAAATGGGCGGTATTGATCCTATAGAAAAACAAGGACAGGTACGTTGGTATAAAAAGCCTGAACGTGAGCACACATACTTGGTAGCACTTGATCCTAGTCTAGGTACAGGATCAGACCCCGCTGCTATACAGATATTTGAAATTCCTGGATTTAAACAAGTAGGCGAATGGAGTCATAATAAAACTTTAATACAACGACAAATTGTTATTATGAAAGAAATTTGCGAACATTTAGCTACAGTAGCAGGAAATACTAATGTTTATTATAGTGTTGAAAACAATACTCTTGGCGAAGCGGCACTAATATCAATTGAAAACATTGGCGAAGAAAACATTCCAGGCGTATTTTTAAGCGAGCCTAAATCAATGGGCGGGACTCGTAGATATCGTAAAGGATTCAATACTACAAATAAAAGTAAATTAACAGCCTGTGCAAAATTAAAAAGTCTAGTAGAAACACGACGTATGCATGTGGCCAGTAAAGCATTAATTAGTGAACTAAAAACTTTTATAGCGTCTGGTAACAGTTACGAAGCCAAGATTGGTGAGCATGATGATCTAGTAATGTCAACATTATTAATATTACGTATGGCGCAACTATTACAACAATTTGATGCTAATTTAGATGCTGAACTTAGAGATGGAGTTGATACGTTTCTGGAACCTATGCCATTCATTATGATTTAGGCTAAATAGTATTATGAGTAAAGAAATAGAATCCATTGCCTCCGAAGTATTTGACCTAATACGTAATAGATTTTCGCCTGTTAGTTTAGGTAACGAATCTGCCAAGGCCACTACTGATCCTGAAACAGCACGTTTCTTTAATTTTTCCTACAAAACTGCAGATGGTACAGAATTTGGTACTATTACTATCAGTTTAATCGACGAACAAAGTTTAAAAGTTTACTACAGTCAAAGTATTACTAGTGACATGGATCGTGAACAACGTAAAGAGTGGTATGCATTTTTGCGTCACTTAAGGTTTTTTGCCAAAGAAAATATTTTAACATTTGATACTCGAGATATTAACAAATCAAACTTAAATTTACAAGACATTAAACAACAGGCTAAGTCAGACGATGTTGCTCAAAGTTCAGATGTTAAAGTAACAGAAAGTAAGTTATATGGTACCCCAGGTCGTCCATATAATAGTTTTAGCGAAAAAGGCAATACAAAATTACTAGTTCGTCATAAAGAAAAAGTTGATCCAGAAGTACGTGGAGCACGTACACGTCGTATAGATCAAATCTTTTTAGAAACTGAACGCGGCGAACGTTTTTTATTAAATCATACAAACTTGCATGGTGCTTATGCAATGGCAGAGCATCTAAATGATGGTGGATCAATATTTGATTCAAGAGCTGAACATATTAACAACATAGTAGACGAAATGAATAGTATGCGTCATTTTGTTCGAGCCACAAAACATCGACAGTTTGAAGATGCAGAAACAGCCGACATGAGTCGTTCTGCGGTACATCATTATGAACAACTAAAACGTAAGTTGCGGACAATGCGTGGCGCACGTGGATACCGAAGTTATTTTGAAACATGGCAACCAGATCCTCCTAGAGAAGAATCGATTGATATTGATGCACTACGTGAACGTTTTGTTAAAAAAGTGTATGATGATCGTTTTACAGAAGCGTTGCCAATTGTGTGGGACGCATATAAAAAATATCAAAATGAAGCGGCTGGGCAGTTAGGGTCAGAATTAGAAGAATGGGCCGATTCGGTATTTGAAAGTAATTGGGCAACTCCTGACAATGACGACAAAGTTCGTGCATTGCAAGAACTACTACGTACTCCGTTAACAGTGGGCATAGATGGCATTGATGCACAAACAAAAATTGAAATTATAATTGGTGATGATAATTTAAATGATGCAATTTATCAGTTATCCAAATCACAAGGTCCTGATGCTGATGCTACTAGTTTAATTAAAACTTGGTTAGGTCAAAATATGCCTGACATACTAGCTCAACTTGACATTGGTGATAATAATTCTCGAGATGCACAAACTGACTGGCAATCACCAATTAGTCCAGAAAACAATAATCACGAGTACGGTGACACAGCTATGGATTGGCCACAAGAAAATCCAATAGTTAAAGAAGACGATAGCCTAGACTTTTTACGCAGTCTAGCAGGAATTCAAAAATAATTTAGTGGTGCAATCAACAACATTACCTGAATGGGCAGGACAGTACCATTCTGAACGGTTACATATTCTGTACGGAGGGTTTAATCCTCGTTGGGCCGCTGGTGCATTAGAACGTGAGGTTGTTGATAAATGCGGACAAGATTTTTTAGTACAACATCCTGACAAAACAATTCATATTATTGTTCCAAATTGGTACAGTACTGAAGCGGTACTTAATCACATTAACGATATATCAGCTGATATACTAGTGTTGTGTAGTTTAAGCGATCCACCCAACCGAACGTTAATTAGTACTAAATTTTCTCAAACAGTTTACCAATTTGGTTACACTACAACAGGCATTGCTTACGATTTTTGGGCAACAGCCTGTTTTAAATTTTTTAAATCGTATACTGAAGATGAATTACAACCTACTGCATTCCAGTATCTATTTTTAAATTATAATCGCAAACCACATTGGCATCGAGTACGCTTAGTTGAGATATTAGAACAATCGGGTATGATCGAGCATGGGTGTGTAACATTAAATGGAAAATATGATGTTGGTGATCAAATCGGCGATTATTTAGAAGCTGGTGCAAATGATGCTGTTGGTACAGAAACAATACCAAACGATATTTACAGTCTTGGGCAATTATCTATATGGAATAAAAGCCTTATAAATATCGTAAGTGAAACACAATGCGGAAACGAAACATTCCTAAGTGAAAAAATCTATAAGCCCATAATAGGTATGCGACCATTTATTATCAATGGTAATCCACGTATATACACATGGCTTAAACAAAATCAATTTGATTGTTTTGAAGATTTATTCCCAGTACAAGAAATAATTAATAATCCCAATAGTATACAAACAATTATTGTTGCCAGTTTACTAAAATATCGTAATAGAGACTTAATGCAGTTATATCAAATGTTATTGCCTAGACTGCAATATAATAGAACAAGATTTTTTGAATATGCAAAAAACAATAATTGACCGTATACACGAGTGTTTTACCCCACTATTTGATTCTACTACTGTTATCACACAATTTGATGATATATTAATAGTTGATATGGATCGTGTATGTACACGTAGATACGGAGTAGAGGGCATTGACGAATTATCATATGAACTAGGGCGATTAGGCAACTCTAAAATAATGGTATTTTTATTTCGAGATGGTGCCAACATGGAGTATTCTGGTGCCCGCGGAATTATTGAAAAAACAATACGCCAATTTAATTTAACTTCAGAAACATGTTATGTATACTATCCTGATTACATATCAATTGACAATGCTACTGTTATTGACCACGAATCGTGGCGGCTTTGGGAAAAACAAATAAATCAACACATAAAAGATGTACCACCGGCTGAACCAATTTTTACTCAGCACTTTGCTGGATTGTTTGCTAGATTTAATTTGTATAGATTAAAATTGTTTAGACATTTATACGACAATTATCGTACTCAATCGGTATTAGCATTTAATACCAATCATATTATGTATAGCACACGTTTTCGAGTTGAGTTTGCCGATGACATTGCATGGGCTAATACAAACTTACCTGTATCATTAGATACTACTAGTACATCAGGTTGGCTAAGATATCAAGATGCTTTAGCAAATATAGATAATTTATATAATCAATATTTTATTGAAATAGTTTCAGAAACTGATCCGCATAGCAATACATTCTTTACTGAAAAAACAATGAAAAACTTTTGGTTAGGGAAACCGTTTATATTATATTCTGGTGCAGGATCTTTGGCTTATTTGCGATCAAAAGGCTATCAAACATTCGGATCAGTTATCAATGAGTCATACGATACTATGGAAAATAATTATGATCGTATGACAGCCATTAAACACGAGATTGATAGATTGGCCCAGTTACCTATAAATACATTACAAGAAATGCATCAAAGTTTGCAACCAATTTTTGACCATAATCGAATGTGTGTTAAAGCAAACATACTCAAATTTGAACCAAGTAGTGTTTGGATAAATTGATTGGTAAAAAACCAGCATTTTATTTGACTTTGATAAATACATTAGCGTATACTACGGTATGTGCAATTAGGCAAGCAGTAAACATTAAGGCACATTTAAAGACCATCTTACATAAAGGAAAAACATTATGGCCATGACATTAGCAGAAATTAGAGCAAAGTTACAATCAAACGAAGGTCGCAAAAGCGGCGAATCACAATCCAGTAGCGATAACGCAATTTACGCACATTGGAACATTCCAGAAAACACTACAGCAAGAGTAAGATTTTTACCAGACGGTAACGCATCCAATTCATTCTTTTGGGTTGAACGTGCAATGATCAAACTACCATTTGCTGGAGTTAAAGGGCAACCAGATAGCAAACCGATTATAGTACAAGTACCCTGTGTAGAAATGTATGGCACTGGTGAAGCATGTCCTGTATTAGCCGAAGTTCGCGGCTGGTTCAAAGATCCCAACTTAGAAGAAATGGGTCGTAAGTATTGGAAAAAACGTAGTTACTTGTTCCAAGGATTTGTGCGTGAAAACCCAATGAACGATGACAAAGTTCCTACAAACCCAATTCGTAGATTTGTTATTAGTCCACAGATTTTTAATCTTATTAAGAATGCATTAATGGACCCAGAAATGGAAAATCTTCCAACTGACTACCAAGGTGGACTTGATTTTAGTATCAAGAAAACCAGTAAAGGTGGATATGCTGATTATAATACCAGCACATGGTCACGTAAAGAGTCTGCATTAAATGCAGACGAAGCAACTGCAATTGAAACACATGGTCTGTACAATTTGTCTGACTTCTTACCTAAGAAGCCAACAGAAGCAGATTTAAAAGTTATTAAAGAAATGTTTGAAGCCAGTGTTGATGGTCAACCATATGATGCAGATCGTTGGGCAGCCTATTATAAGCCGTATGGCTTAGAAGTTCCAAATGCTTCTAAAACTGTAGTCGCAGTTGATGGCCATGGTGATGTACATGAAGCAAAAGTGGCTGCACCAGTAGCCGCAGATATCCCATTTGATATCGAAGAAGATGCACCAGCTCCCACAGCTCCGGTAACGGCTCCAGCAGCTAAACCAGCAAGCCAAAAAGCTGAAGACATCTTAGCAATGATCCGAAACCGTCAAAAGAGTTAAATGCTTGTGTCAGGCAAGGGAGACGGTCCCTTGCCATTTCTTTCATGCTATCGTACCTATATTCTCTTTATTAATAGAAAATATAAAATACGTATCAGTTGACATCGTATACAAAGAATGTTAAAATAACAAATAGTCAATATTAAACAAGGAAATTATTATGGCAAAACCATTTGACGTAAGCAAATTTAGAAAAAGTATTACCAAAAGCATCGACGGTATTAGCGTTGGCTTCAATGATCCCAGTGACTGGATATCAACAAATAATTACGCATTAAATTATCTTATTAGTGGAGACTTTAACAAAGGTGTACCATTGGGTAAAGTTACTGTGTTTGCTGGTGAATCTGGTGCAGGTAAAAGTTTTATCTGTTCGGGAAATTTAGTTAAAAATGCACAAGCACAGGGTATCTATGTTATTTTAATTGACACAGAAAACGCACTTGATGAAGCATGGTTACATGCTTTGGGAGTAGATACAGCAGAAGACAAACTACTTAAACTTAATATGGCCATGATCGATGATGTAGCTAAAATGATTAGTGAGTTTGTTAAAGAATATAAACTAATGCCAGAAGCAGATAGACCTAAAGTATTGTTTATTGTTGACAGTTTGGGTATGTTACTTACACCAACAGACGTTAATCAATTTGAAGCGGGCGATATGAAGGGCGACATGGGTCGTAAGCCTAAAGCACTTGCTGCATTGGTACGTAATTGTGTAAATATGTTTGGTAACTTAAATCTTGGATTAGTGTGTACTGCACATACTTACGCCAGTCAGGACATGTTTGATCCTGATGACAAGATTAGTGGCGGACAAGGATTTATCTACGCATCTAGTATCGTTGTTGCTATGCGTAAACTCAAACTTAAAGAAGACGAAGACGGTAACAAGACTACTACAGTAAACGGTATTCGCGCCGCTTGTAAAATTATGAAAACACGCTATGCTAAACCATTTGAATCAGTACAGGTTAAAATCCCGTACGAAGAAGGTATGAATCCGTATAGTGGACTAGTTGATTTGTTTGAAGGCAAGGGTTTATTGGCAAAAGAAGGCAACAGTCTTAAATACACATTAACAGATGGCACAGTAATTAAACAATTCCGCAAAGCCTGGGAACGCAATGAAGATACGTCATTAGACAAAGTAATGATAGATTTTACAGCAAACCCACACCATGCCGTTGTTGACATTGTAAAAGAAGAGGACACCGAATGAGTATTGATGTAGAAGTGTTAAGCGAGGTTTATACCATATTAAAACAATATATACCCAGTAAGGATCGGCAAGAAGCTGCTGATAATTTAATGAGTATTATGGTCGATATGTTGGGGGATCAAGAACTACGCGAGTTTGGCGCAGCTGATTCAGCATTAAAACGTGCTTTAAAAGAATATGCTGCCGACGACGAAGACCAAGACAATGATGGTGAATGGTAACAAATATTTTCCAATACGCACCGAAACTGCATGTCAATTAAAATGGACATGGAGTACTATACAATTATATAATGGTGCAACCAATTCGTGCCACCGTGTTGATCACACCATATTAAATCCAGACACATTTGATAGATTCCACAATACTGAAAAAAAGCTCAATGACCGGCAACTAATGCTGGAGGGCAAATGGCCCAATGGTGGATGTGAGTATTGTAGTAATATTGAACATGCTGGTGGATCAAGTGATCGCCAATTTCATTTACAGATACCCAATTTATCTCCCGCTGAGTTAGATCTAGATCCAACTGCAATAGATGTTACTCCACGAATCGTGGAAGTTTATCTTGACAATGTTTGTAATATGAGTTGTATCTATTGTTGGGATGGGTTTAGTAGTCGTATACAACAAGAAAATATTAAATTTGGAGCATTTAGTCAAAATGGTGTAGAAATTAAGAATTCAGCAATAAAGAATCCAGACCACGCCGTGCTCACTAATAAATTTTGGGCTTGGATGGAAATTAATTATAGTAGTCTTAGACGATTGCATATTATGGGAGGTGAGCCATTTTTCCAAGAGCAATTTGAGACTTGTTTAACTTTTTTAGAAACACATTCAAATCCTGAATTAGAATTTAATGTTATATCAAATTTAAAAGTAAGCCCAACTAAGCTAAAAACTTATCTAGATCGTATTAAACCACTAGTATTAAATCGACAGATAAAACGGTTTGATCTTACTGCTAGTATTGATTGTTTTGGTGCAGAACAGGAATATGTTCGACAAGGATTAAACTTAGCAAAGTGGCGAAAAAACTTTGAGTATGTTGCATCACAAAAGTGGGTAACACTAAATATTAATCAAACCTTATCTGGACTTACTATTAAAACAATACCGCCTTTATTACAGTACATTAACGTACTTAGATCTAATAGAAAAATTGGACATTATTTTTCCACAACTGTTATGACACATGAATGTTTACATCCAGAAATATTTGGATCAAACTTTTTTGATAATGATTTTAAAGCAATACTTGATAATATGCCAGAAGATACATGGCAACAAAAAGAAGCTAGAACATATATGCAAGGTATTCAGCTTCAGTTAAATTCTAAATCTAAAGATCAAAAGAAAATTAATCAATTGATAGTGCTATTAACTGAGTTAGATCGACGTAGAAATACCAATTGGAAGGAAACTTTCCCTTGGTTAGTGAACGAGGTAGAAAATGTTTTATAATAAAGTTGTTGCAAATCTAGGTGAAATTCCTGCTTTTATAGAATACTA